ACATTCACGTAAGGACCAGCAAAAGCGGCTCCAGCGAGAAGGAAAGGGGATGCTGCAACAGCAGCGATTGTTGATTTAATAGACATGTTTGTATTTTAAGTGTCTCGCAAGTCATAAAAAAACCTGCGGATGTTAGAATCCCTCGACATGGGAGTCTTTATTACATCTACGCAGGGTTACGATAGTTTCGAGTCCTGAGTTGGATTGTAAATTTATTTATACATAATATCATTTTGTATGTGGTGGGTCAACCCCCCTTGTGACAGTTTGCCTAGTGTCACAGCACTAATTCAAATAAATCTTGGTTCCAGCATCTATATCAACACCACCTATCTTTGCCTCTAATTTCAAATCACCAGTAGTTGCTTCTATATCAACACCTGTCATACCCTTAAGATCAAGCTTAGTTGTTGCTTCTACATCAACATTAACACCCGCTTTAATATCAACAATACCAGTATCTATCTCTACTTTTCCTAATAGAGGTGTGCTAGACTTAATACTCGTACCTAATGCTGAGTTAATAGTAATATTTCCTGGTTTAACACCAGACAGACTAGGCATCTTAGCACCACCAGTAGCACTGATATGCATACTACCAGCAAGAGTTCCAAACTTCACATCTCCAACATTAGCATTGATATTAATAGAAGTCTTCTTATCAGTGATGAATGGACTGGTGCCAATGCCAGTGACGTTTAACAGATAAGCACCCACAATCTCATGCTTGACATCACCCATATACTTAATACTCTGGTGACCTGGTGAAATTAGTGCTTTAGTTCCTCTAGGATCGTAGTTGAGTTCAGTACTCTCAGAAGATACAACCATCTTCTGACCTATAACATACTCCTCTTTATTAGCAGCAATTTGTGTTATAGTACCTGCTTGCATTGTAATAGGACCACCACCTTCTGGTCCTGCTTGCAATATAATACCATTGTGTCCAATAAGACTTAATAGACCTGATGCTTCAATAGTGACATTAACAGCATCAATTCTCTTATCAGCTTTGATGTCTTCATTGTCATCACCATATAATACTGTTGTCCTTGCCACTCCTTTTGTAGGATCGTCTTCTGTTCCTTCTTCAATAGCATTATTTGGATTTGCATGTGCTTCCTGAATAATAGGACCACCATGCTTCTCCATCTTACCACCAGTGGTGTTTACCATAAACCTACCACCACAGGGGTTATCCTTACCACCTGGACCAGAGATATAGATAAAATCACCAGTCTGAGTGATAGTAAATCCGTGACCTGTTAATTTATTCCTAGCATCTAAGTCACCACCATCAGTTCTCAGAACATAATGTTTGTTCTGAAATATAACAGTGACCTCTCTAGCAATAGTAACATCTTGTTCCTCTGCTTGCCCTGCTTTAATTATTTTTTCAGTTAGTTCCTGAGGTCTGTTGTTTATTTTTGATATAGGCATTACGGACAATCAATATATGAACCAGTACCAATTTTAGCAGATCCAACTTTAACAAGTGCTTCGGTACTTAAGCAACTGAATGAAGGTATCCACCTTGCACCATATCCACCACCACCAAGTATTTGTACTCGTGGATATTCAGTGAATGTCAATTCTCTATTCTTAATTCTAACACTAACAACCATACCATCTCTCACTACAGCTTCTGCAACAGTTGAATCTCCATCAACATATACTTTAGGAGTACTAGTGTATCCTATGCCAGGTGCTAACATAGTAAAACTGTCAATGATACAGCGTTTTTGTTCTGCTTGTGGTGTATTAAGTTTATACCCAAATCCAGGACTTGTCACCCTAATCTCAGCAACCTCACTCTTATCATTAAGTAAAACAGTTCCAACAGCACCATACCCTTGACCTGTAATAAGAACAGCAGGTGGTTCTGTGTATGGGGTACCAGGACTTTCTATAGGAACTTGTATGATACCTCCACCTGGATCAGTTATAGGTGCTCCTGCTATCGGTCTAGTAGACTTTATATAAACATTGTCCTTAGTAACATCTACAGACTCATCTAACTCTTTCAGTAAATCTTCTCTTCCATAATTATCTAATTGAGATGTAATAACAACACTAGCAGTAGCATCTGTACCATTTATAGAAAATGTAAGTACCTCAGCATCCTCTAAATTACCATCTTCTTCAATACCAACTACAACTAAAGACTTATTATCTTCAATAACAAATTTACCTACAAGATTACCACCCACAATATCTGAATTAGTAATACCAGTACCAAATAACTGATACTGCAACACTGCACCATTAACAACATTAGTAGTCTCAATAGTATATGTTACAAACTGACCTTCTTTAACTGATGTCTTATCAGGAGTCACTTGATAAGTTGGTCCATCAGGTGTTGACTCTACAGTATCACTATCGTTATCATTTACTAGTGAATTAAAATTCTCTGGGTATGTATAATTATTAGGATCACTTGGATCTCTTGATGGTGTAGGTGGTGTGTCATCAAGATCTACATCTGAATCGCTAGATGTTATCTTAGATTTCTTGATAACACATCTAGCAAGACTCTTAATGAATGATCTAGTAACTGTGCCAGGAGTTCCTGGTTTCAATGATATAAAGAAATCTTCAGATGTCTCTATTTCACTAGAATATATTGTTCTTATATCAATAGTCTTTGATGTTTCTCCTGGTGAAAATCCTAATGTTCCAGATCCTTCTTGGAAATCGGTAACATATTGTGCTGTACCCTCTATAGTTCTCCAAAAAACACTAGAAGAAATATCAGTCTTACCAGTTCTAGTAACTGTAAACTTTGCTATGTCACCTTCTTTAACAGTGATGTCCTGTATATTGTACGTTATCCTATCCTCTAGTCCGTCTGTATACGGCTTACCACCAACAAAGGTAACTTCGGTGTTCTCTAACTTAACACCCTCGTACGCCTCTTCACAGGTGTAGGTAGCCCAGTCTTCTCCAGTACCATCCCATGGATCTTGCAGACTATCTAATAAATCATCTAAGAAATCTTTTCTCTTGTCTGTTTTACACTTAGTAGTTACAGATGAGACTTTACCGCATCTTTTATCTGGTCCATCACATGAGATACCAAGTAGATTCAATACATAGTTGATTGCCTCTCCAATCATGTTCAATGGAGCTGCTATAGCACCGAGTATAGATTGTAGAGGACCAAGAATACTAGATAGCAAATCTTCCATTAAGGACTGAATCTTATTAAGGATTCCACCAACCATTTTATCTACTTGACATGCAGCAGCCTTGTAGATGTCAAACAAATAACCAAAGATAAGATCTTCTAAGAACTTCTCTAAACGCAGTCCAAGATCTGCCATAGAACAACCAAGTTGTTTTAGCATTTCATTGAACCACTTTGTCACTGGAGTCAGAGCATTACCAGTTTCATCAGGACGTAGGATAGCTTTAATAAGATCATCAACTGCTCTTTTAATCTTCTCTAATACGAATCCTTTGACCTTAGCAATAAATTTCTTAACAATATAAGTCGCTTTGTTTACATACTTTCTACCAATGTCAACATAATCATAGATCTGACCAGTCCACTGGTTAACAACATAAGTTCCTAACTGACCACCACTTTGCTGAGTATCACGGAGCATCTCTTGTAAGAGACGTTTGAACTGTCCATTCAGTTCATCAGTACACTTATCATGAACTTCAACTGTAAAATTGATACCTGCTCTATTAGATTCAGATGTATCTGCAAACTTTGCAAGAGTTAAGTTATTAACACCATTAGTAATACCTTCAGACTGTTCTCCTTGTAAAGGAACACCTGCTTCAGCAGGACCAACTTCAACTGGTGGTGATGGATCTTGATCTAATTGTCTTACATTTTCATCAATGAATGTTGTAAGATTCTTACACCCTTTACCAGGATTAGGATCTTCTTCTGGTGGAGCTCCAGAATTAGCAACCTGTCCAATGGATCCCATGATAACAGGTTGTTGTTCATAATGATCCAAGAAGAATCCAACAACCCAATCACCTGGCTCTAACTGTGGCGTTGCAGAACGCACAGCACCAGCTGAATACGGTGTAGTCACAGGCATCATAGTGATTGCCCATGGTAGATCTTTGCTTTCTACAGCACTACAAGATCTAGGATGATGTCCTATAATCCTGACTTTATATCTACCAGAACGCTTCGGATCCTTAACCTCCTCACCATCCTTAGAATGCATAGGCGACTCAATCTGTCCGATCCACCAGGCAAAGCCATCGGAACCGATTTGGTTCATCGGATATAACTGATTAAGTCCTTGCATATCTAGTCGTCATAAATCAAGCACTCAGGCTCGTCTGGATGTTGGTCACAAAACAATTCAATTGTATTAGGATCATGATGATCACCTGCCACAATTTCGTCATGATGATGCTCTTCATATTCAATTAGATCATGCAACTCTTCCTTATAGTGCCGTCTAGCAGCAGGATTAAGTTGTGGGTCGTCAAGAATCTCTTTGTCCTTAGCGATGTGTGCTTCGATACTTTCCATATGAATTTACCTATTTGATCTTTGTCTCTTCATGACCAAAACCGTCACGAATGAGTTCCAAAACAGTATAGACGCTCATTGTAATTCTGTCAAATTGATGATTGAGTTTCCTGATCAAATAGATACCGCTGTGTTCAGGATCGAACGATCCGAGTTTTTCCTTGTCTTGTTCAGGAACTTGGTTTGGTATCAATACCTCGATCTTTTGACCCGCCCTCAGATCCAAATTACCAGTTACAGATATAGCTAATTGCTGATTGAACATTATCCCTGCACGAGAGATAGACTGTACCAAAAACTGCTTCTGGTTATCTGTTATTTCACTTGGTTCATCACTATTATCTTTGGACTCATTTGACGCTACTTCAGTACCGTTGTACCAATATTCATGATTAATAACGGTAGATAATCGTCTAGTTGGAAACTGTGACAGATCTTTTTGCCCTTTAGGTAACTCTGTTTGAGGACTTAAGTGGGCCATCTGCTTCCAGTTGTCACTTAATTTATAGATGTATTCATCATAAACACCTGTATTTATGTCAAAAAACGCACATTGTGCTGAGAAAGCACCCTCCCTCATCTTCTTTAACATATCCAACTCAGACCTAAAAGTAACCTCTTGTATCTTCCTATCATTACCTATCTCATTATCAGTCATTGCTGGTGCGTACTCATATGTCGCAACAGGACCAGAACCACCAAATTTCTCTTCATCAGTTGAGGCAAGAGCATCTATACTCTTAAAGTTAAATCCATCACGGTCTTCCCAGAAATAATATCCAGCAGTACCTTTTAAAATTTTTGCATTATCTGCTACATCAGAACTGTGATTAGGTTTAGAATCACCTTTAGTATCATTAGAAGATGCTTTCTTACCAATACCACCACCAAGTGAATTTTTAGAAATTGATCTAGCTTGCAAATCCCTAATGACTGTGAATGGAGACTTACCAGAAGGGAAAATCTTCATTAGATTAACACTCTCTTCAGTCTCAATCATAGCTTCAGGTACATTAAGATACTTCATCAATACTTCTTTAACGATAGCATCTGGTTTACCCACAAGAGGTTTGTTTACTGTAACACCTTCATTAGTTAATCCCTGATCACCTATCAATCCTAAAGTATAACCCTGACCCTTTTTATCAGAAACTCTATTACCTATCTTCCAAACACGAAAATCAAATTGATGATCATCACCCTTATAATCAGTAATCTCTATAACAACTTTCTCAAACCCTTGAATTGGCATGTAAGCAGGAAGGTTTGCTGCTTTATCCATAATGACTAGGGTAGCAGATATTGATGGAGAAAATATATCCTCAAAATATTGAAAACCCAAAACAGTATTAGTTAAAATACTATAAGGTTCACTCATCTCTTCGCCAACTTTCCATATGGAAATGTTTTTTATTGTAAAATCTTCTGCCTTTGCCATTACTTAAATGCTGAATAAACAAATTGATACTGTTCGACCTGAGAATCACCTACGTTATCAATATGAGAAGTTGAGTCTCCTTGTGTAGTTGTATTTCCTCTAGTTACTGTACTAAGATTAATTACGTCTGGGTCAATCGACTTCTTAGAAAGTTTATTTAATGACTGTTCTTTGGAAGACATGTCAACAAAAGCAGACTTCTGGTTTTGTACAGTTTGTGGAGGAGCCCACTCTGGTCTCTCACCAGTAAATCTAGGATCATTATAGTATGCATTTGGACCATGCATCATATCATATTGAGCAGTTGGATCTGGGAATAACATATCACTAAGCATAGGCACTCTAGATAACTTCCCAAGCAATCCACCACCAGCTCTAAGTATCGGTGATAATTTACTCATCAAACCTAAACCTCTACCTGATGCTGGAGATGTCATCAATTGTCTAGCAGCATTAGCAGTTGAACTGTTAGGATATGCACCACCCAACAATTTCTGAGCTAGATTCAATCCCTTAGTTGCTTGATTAGGTTTAACAGCAACCTCTTGTGCTATACCAAGTTTTTTTAACCATCCAGGTAATCTAAGACCAGCACCTTTAGGTTGTAGTACATTTAATACCTGACCCCTTGCATTGTTAAGATTATTGAGACCAGTTCCTGGAAGACCTTTAACACTAAAAGGATTTAACCCAGTAGCACCAGGTCTAGCATACTTAGCAGCATCAAAGAAATCTGGTGTTAGGAATGACTTACCCTTACCAGCCCAACTCATAGCATTGCTAGGTTTGAATCCACCTGATAATATACCACCTGCTCTAGCATTACTGGTTCCATGATATAAGTTCTGTAATCCTCCACTACTTAAACCTGGACCACCAATTCCATATTGTGGACCACCAGTTCCACTTCGTTCATCTTCTTTTTTTTGATCTGATCTAAACAGTCCAAATATATCCCACCAAGCACGTCTATTAGAACTTTGCTCTTTCTTGAATATCTCTTGAGATCTTAACTCAGACTGTGTATTCTTTGCTTCTAATAGATTATTAACTTTGCTAGTGACAGTATCCCTAACACTAAATGCTTGAGCAACAGGAGCAACCACAGACCCATATGATGATTTCATTCCAGTAAATCCTGGTGTTGCTCTAACAGCATTACCAGTAGCAGCCATTATTCCTAATGAAGCAACCTCAAATGGTAACTTCATTGCCTTTAGGAGACTTTCTTCAGTAAACTTATCTCTCACAACATCATTTACTGGAGATTTCATAACATTTCCAGCACTCTCAGATGGATTCTTAGCAAAGAAATTCATTGCTGGAGGTTTTGATGGTATTGTAGGTTGTTGTGCTGTACCTGCCTCGTATTGATTACGAATTCTACCATCAACAGCACTTGGTTGACCTTGAGTGTAATTATTATCTAATGGTGTGATCATCTCATCACCATGCAACCTGACTAGATATCCACTATCAGGACCAGAAATAACACCACCCTGTTCAAAGTTTGGAACATCAACTCCCCCAAAGTCTTCTACCTCACCAATAGGATCAAGAGCATCTTCTAAATCATTCTCCCTTCGTATTTTTGCAGGATCCTCACCTACATCAACATACCTATCAGTACCAGAAACATCATCTCTATCATCTAACTTTGCTACAACTTCTGATGTCTCTGCTTTATCAGCTTGCAGTTTAGCAAGTGCCATCTGCTGATTTAATATGTCAGCAATAGCATCTAACTTATCACCTATAGTATCATTACTATACTTCAATCCTTCAGCAATAGCAATATTACTCTGCTTGGCAGACTGAATATCAGTTTCTATAGAAGCTTGTTTCTGATTAATAGATGAAACTGTCTTGTTTAATGACTGAGCAATAGCAGCAAAAAATACACCAAGTTTTTCATCTTTAACCTCTACAGGTTTCTGCTTCTTAGAACCAATAGGTTCATAACTCTTAGTACTAGCTCCTAGTAATGGTGTCTGTGGTTGTACTTGATGCTCTCTATATGGAGTCGCAACTTGAGGGAATGGATTCCCTACCAACCGTTCCATTGTTTGAGCATTGGTTGGTTTAAATGGTCCTACTGGACTAGCAAAAGGTGTACTCTGTCCTTTAGCAAAATAATCTGGATATTTATTACCGAAACTACCTTTCCTAAGAAACTTAGGAGTCATCATATATTTTAATGCTTGAGCAGTAAACTCACCACTACGAAGTCCTAAACTATCTTTATCAAGCTGATTGATCTCTGCTCCTCGCATAGCACGAGCTTTCTCAACCTTACCCATATTAAAAGCATCCCAAAGGATCCCAGCTGCCTTTGTGGATAAATCTCCTGAAAATGTAGAACTATACCTTGCCATACTATCCTGCTAGTTTTGCCGTTTTGAATAAGGAAGGAAGAAAACCAGAATCTGTTTGTGCAGATGCAGTATTACCTATCTGTGTATTGTGACTCTGTACAATGTTATTTAACAGAACTGTCACTCCTCCACTACTTTCTTCTTCCATAGATTCCATCAAAGAACTGTTGGCAGTCAACTTATTATTTTGATTCACTCTATCAAAGATCGGCATTAGTTCAGGTGAGAGACTTGACTGTGGACCAATTGGTTTATTTAAAAGTAAAGGGTTCGGTGATGGACCTCTATCTATCTGCTTTTCTTTTGGAATACCATAATTAGATCCCCATCGACTGAAGAATGTGTTATCTATTCCTAATCTGCCTCTATACTTATCACCTTCCTCATAGCTATGACCACTAAAAAATTCTGTATGACCACCAACATGTGATGCAGCCTCTATTTGTAGTTGCTGATTCTGTAATGCTGCTGCTGTACTATCATACAATGCTCCCATCTCTTCCCTAGTAACAACTACCCCTTTCTTCTTCCAATAAGACACCATTGCCGTTATTGCACTTTCTCTATCTTTAACAAGTTTCCATACTGCATCAACTTTTGTACCTGGACCAGTAGATACATTAGGATCTACATAAGCAGGTTGATACTGAGCATCAGTTTTAATAATTTGACTAATGCTGTTACCATATTTCCCATCATCACCCAGTCTATTATAGATTGACTGTGCTACATCTGCTCTCGATTGAGCATCTCCAGCTTCTAAAGCAGATATAGCAGTTAAGGTAGCAAAATCCTCAGAATTAGTATCCATCTCACCAGTAGATCTAGAAAAAAGATTATTTCCACGTGGAGACTTACCTGCTGAGTTTAATAACAAATCAATAATAAATGCTCTGTTGCCATATGGAGCTGTTGAACTAGGTTCAAAGAAATCAACACTAGTATGCCATCCAGACATGTTACCAGCATTGTTGGGTTGTAGTTCTGGAACACCAGGTATCGTTACAGTCACGAATCCAACCTTACCAAGATAGTCACCACCTCGAACCTTTTGACCTGGTTTAACAGCAATTCCACCATCAGGGAAGTGTGAATATAATGCATCAAAACTTTTACCATTCGTAGGATCTACACTCCTAACAACTACAACATTACCGTATCCTTGACCATATAACAATCCAACTTCCATAACCTCTCCATCAAATAATGAATAATTTTTTTTGTAATCACCATAACTAAAATCAATTCCAGGATCATTAGATGCATCTATACCCTGAACGTCAGCAAAAGTTATAGTTTTAGGACCAATCTTTCCTACCATAGCAGTATCTGATTGAACCTGACCACCGCCTCCACCAAATATACCCCAACCTCTAGGATCAATCGGCCAATAGTTCTTTTTCCTATCTTCTTCGTTGAAATCAACATTTGGTTTTGTCCTTGCCATCTCCTTCTTCAACCAACCACCAATACCCATATCCTGTTCAAGAATACCTTTCTCAGTGGTTGATGATTTAGCTCTTTTGGTTTTAATACCAGTATTATAAGATATATTTTTGACAGCAAACGGTAGAGTGGACACTTTATTATGAACATCTCTCCGAACACCAAGATCCTTCGCTATATGCATACTAGTAGAAACCAAAGTATCACCGATATTTTTGATGTGTCGTGTAGTAATACCTGAATCAGGATCTACAGCAAGTATCCTTTCTGTACCATGTGCCTCAGCAAGACCAGGACTTGTTAGTAAACTAGTACCACTTTCATAACTAATAGGTTTATTGCCTGGTGCAGGTGGTAATCCGAGTGGATTAAGTCCAAGATCCCTACCAATATCAACAGCAGTCACACCCCAACCCACAATAGGTATAGCACTAAGAACTGATAATGCAGCACCAGTCATATCACCCTTTGATGCTCTGATTGCTGCTTCACCTAATGCTATTACTGTACCTACACCTGGTATGAGTTTCGCACCCTTAGAAACTGCTTTAGCACCTGCCTTTGTAGTGAATTTTTTAACTATCTGCTTACCAACAGAACTAAATTTAACTGGTTTTTTAGTAATAGCTGTTAATGGTTTCTTGCCAACTCTTCTAGAAATAGCTGTTAATGGTTTTTTTCGACCAGTTATCTTTCTCCATAATTTTCTACCGACCTTTCTACCAATAATATCACTCAAACCTCCCAATATCGCACTACCAACACCACTAGTAGGTAATGGTTGATACCTTCTAGTACTTGCGTTTGAATCCTCTTTCTCTAATTCATTTTCTTTACGAGCTACCTGTGCTCTATCTTTTAAAGTATCCTGAAAATTATACTGATCATTATATAACTTTAATAATCTATCAAGTTTACCTGCAATAAGTTCATTGTGATCAATCATTAGATTGACACTACCTTGATGAACTTTCTTTATATCACTTAAAATATCTACACTCTTAGATACTCTCTGATCTAATTGTACTAACTTTGAATCTATACCAACACCAAAGACACGAGTGACATAATCCCTTAGTTTTTCATCTTTTACTGGTATGTGATCATCATCTTTTAAAAGATCATCAACAGCACGGTCAACATCTTCATTCTTAGTTTCTTCTACTTCTTCTTTCTTCTTCTCTGTTCTTTCAAAATTTGCAGCAAACCTACGTGCTTTTGTCGATGCTCTATCAGTTTGTGCAGCAGATCTATTAGTATCAAAAATACCAATAGTTCTTGAAAATAAGTCACCACCAAACTCGCTCTGGAGTGCCTTACCAAATAAATTACCACTATTTGCAACATTAAGACCAGCTTGCCTGTCCTTCTCTTGTGCGTCTGACTCTGCTCTAGCCATACCAGCAGCAGACATTACCTTACCTGCAAACCAGGAAGATGTGTCACCACTATATGTTGAAGAGTACCTAGCCATTCTGTGCTTGTTGTTGCTTTTGTTTGACTTCTTCTAGATATTGCATCAAAAACGCTACATAAACTTCACGTTCCCAAGGCATCCAATTTTCTACTTCTGTCAAGCTGTATTTATGGTACTGCATTAGAGCAAAATTCATTCTATAGTACCCCTCCAGGTTGTTATGGAAGAGTGCTATGCGAAAAAACTCTGTAGACCCTCCAATGTATACTCAGAATCAACACCAGTGTTAGGATTTACGACTGTGAATGTATGTCGTAACTTAGGTGAAGTTTCATAGAATTTCTGAATTTCCTCAAACTGTTTAGTAGTTAAACCATCGACAAATTGGCGGAATTCCTTCTTTGTAGTGGTAGTTGAGTCAAATACCTCTTCACCGTCATATATCTGATCTATACTTTCAGCAATTAAATCAAAAACTTCCTCTGTGTCCAAGTCTTTCTGTAAAAAGTCCAATTCAATGAATCTTTGCATACTGGGATATTTCATCACAATACCCATTTCATCAGTTAACGCAATTTTGGTAGAATGACCACCTGGCTTGAAAACTTCAATATCATCGATATTGATAATTGCTTCTGCTTTTGTTTCGTTGTCATCAAGACAAGTCACAGTCAAAGTAATACTTTCTCCAATAGAAGCACCACGAATCCTCAAAAATAGATATTCTAGATCAAACAAAGGTAACGTATCTACCTTAATTCTCGAAACAACGCAATTTTTGATTAAATCCTTAACTGCGCTAGTTACCTGTTTTTCGTCTTCTGACTCTAAAGCCAATAAAAGTACTTTTTCCTCTTTTACCAAAAATGGTCGATATTTAACAGTTTTGCCATTTGACGGTAATTCTAATTCATAGGTGGGATACCCAACTTTCGGTAATGCCATAAAAACTAATTCAAGTCGTATATTTATATATGCGACTTTTTCAGCAAAAAATGAGCGAGGATAATTTTTCGAGTTTTATGGAATCGAAAATCCGAATTTGCTACGGCCCAGTCCCTAATGAACGCTCTGTTGGATTACTACCATCATCAAAAGGATTGTATCTTGTTTCCACTAAGCTACCCTTCGTTCTATTGAAAATAACAGAATGTCTTACGTAATGGAAGTTCACATTAACCCTAGTGATCTGAGACGATCCATACGACAAGGGAACTGCATCAATAGCATAAGGATAAGAACCTTCTAACAAATATGTTATTGATGGTATATCTTTACCTCCTTGATTTTCAAGCTTAGTAATATATGTTGTAGCAGTATAATTCTTTGGATAATTTAATCTATTAATTCTATCACGACTCCTTGCAGCTTTACCAAGCACGGTCTCCATCGAAGCATCAGAAACATTTACATCACTCGCATTAGAATCAAAAATCTCACCATACCATTGATGAAAATACTTCAACTGATTTAAGTCAGCATCACAGAGAAATCCTAAAGAAACATCAGTAAACAATCTAGTATGAGGATATTGAAATGGACCTTCTCCAAGATACCTTCCTGCCATTTGTGCAGTAGCAGCCTGAACATTAGGTAACTGTGCTTCATCACACATCAGATTGATAGCCTTATCAGTACCACCTGGTCTATCAAATTTAACATCATAGGTAGTAGTCAGGGACATACCCCTTCCTGCTCCTATTTGCGTCATAAAGTTCTTTATACTACTTTTCACACTAAATAAAAACGTGAGATCTATATTATATATGGCAAAAACTGGATTGTATAAACCTAAGAACCCTAAAAAGTACAAAGGAAACCCCACTACAATCGTGTATCGTTCATCATGGGAACTACATTTTATGAAGTTTTGTGATCGAACTAACTCTATAGTAGAGTGGGGGAGTGAAGAGATTATCATTCCATATCGTTCACCTCTTGATGGCAAACCACATAGGTACTATCCTGACTTCTATATAAAAGCCAAAAAGAAAAATGGAACGTATGGTAAATACGTAATAGAAATTAAACCTAAGAAACAAACAAAACCTCCTTATGATAAAGATAAGAGGACTGCTGCCTATAAAAGAGCTGCTCTAACGTTTGCAAAAAATCGTGCTAAATGGGATGCTGCTGAAGACTACTGTGAAAACAGGCAGATGGGGTTTCTAATATTAACTGAAGATAACCTAGGAGTGTAGGAGTATGAACAATGGCACAAGGATTTGGAGAAATACAACGTAGTAATATAAAAGATAGTTCTGGATATGAAACTATCTTTGAGAAAATAACTACAGCTACCAACGGAGAAAGTAAATCATACGTTTGGTATAAAAATGCTGTGCGTCAAGAGGTAAACAGATTCAAAGAAGATCACCAGAAATTCCATCGAGATGAAAGGTACGATGCTTTAGATCCTGAGAGTGAGCAAGATGAAAATGTACTGAGAAGATATGCAGTACAAGGTCACATGTATCTCTTTGAATACAAAGCACAGTCAAAATATCTACCATATTGGGACAAATTTCCGCTTGTATATTGTATAAAATCTACACCAACAGAATTCTTTGGAGCTAACCTACACTATATGGCACCTAAGAAAAGGATACTTGCTATCAGAGATCTAATGAAAGGTAGAATCAATCTACCCAAAGCCTGCTTCCATAAATATCTTAAGTCTAATGTAGAAGGTCTCTTATTAGATCTAGCTTCAGAGGAATGGGATACCGCAATCCTACTTCCAGTTGAAGATTTTGTTATCACTAGAAAGGATTCTGAATATAATTTCAGGAAAGAAGAAGTGTGGAGTGAGACTAACCAAAACTTTTACGATAGAATTCGGGCTCGTAAAGTGGTTAGAGGTTATGGAACTCAAGAATCAGTAGCAATGGTGCGTTAATGGCTCTAAAAGATATCGAATCATCAACCTTAGTAGGTACAAAATTATCAGAACTGCCTCCTGATAAGCAGCAAGTTTTCAGTGAACAAACTGGAACAAGCCAATCTGCTGGAGCAAACTATTACTACTACTCTCCTGCTGAAAACACATATTACAAGGGAGTATTAGTCAGTGCTACTGGTTGGGAGTATTACCTCGCCACACAAAATGAAATCAACAAAATACTAGCAGATCCTACTGCTTTGAAGTTGATTAATAAAATGAAAGGTAAAGATGAGAATGTTGAAGACAAAGAAGATCTTTCTCATAATGAATCACCATACTTAAAGAATGCCGCAGACACTGGTTCTATAACAATAGCACCAAGAGGAAAAGGAACAACAGCAGGAGTAGGTAAAGGACTAAGTTCACTGAGGTATCCTAATAGTGATAATCTTGACAAAGGTTCTGACTATGTACTATTTGAATTTGGTAAATATAATCCTCCATTCCTCAACGCAGGAAAAACTAAAGGTGTTCCATCAACAGGTAAGGATCAAGTAACAAAAAGTGTATCTAATCGATACACAGAGTATCATAAAAGCGCAACAGACTTTTTTCCTTTACATCTAGAAGGTCCAGAAAAGGCTGGTAAGAAAAGAAAACCGAATGCTGGTTACAGACCTATCATGTTGTACATGCCTCAAGATGTAGGAACTGAATATAAATCATCATGGCAAGGAAAAGCATTTAGTAATGCAGGTAGATCTGTTGTCGCTGGTGCAAACGGTGACTTAAGTAAATTGAAAGAATATAATGTAACTGATGGTATAAGACAAACCTTTGCTTCTTTGTTCACAGCTGGTATCAACGCAGTTCCTGGTGTTGCTGCTAACTTATCGTTGAATGATGTTACTGGATCCACAAGGGGTGTCATAATGAACCCAAACGTAGAAGTTCTATTCGATCAACCAGATCTAAGAGAGTTTGGACTAAAGTTTAAGATGACTCCACATGATCAAGAAGAAGCAGAAATAATTAGAGCAATCTGTAGAACATTTCAACGTGCTTCACTACCAGGTTTTGGTGATGTAAATTCAGCTGAGTGGTTAGGAGATGAAGGAAGAACCAATGATAAGAAGAAAGCAAGTGTTGGTTCTGGAAACTTTATAACAGTACCTCACATGTGTAGAGTATCTTTCATGAAAGGTACTACTTTACATCCATATCTAACACAGTATAAAACATGTGTTATAACTAGAGTTACTGTGAACTACACACCTGATGGAAGTTATGCAACATACACTGACGGAGCTCCTGTTGCTACAGAACTATCATTAGAGTTCTTAGAATCAAAACTTGTCTTTAGAGACGACATAGTAAACGACGGACCTAGCCTATAATGTTATTCTCATTAATACCTGACATAGAATACTCCAAGAGTCCTATCAGTTATCCATTCTCTGAATCTGACTATGTTATTGCAAAGAATTTCTTCAGAGGATTTGAGATAGATGAAAACATATTTGATTACGCAGTTTACTTCGACAAATATGTTATTCAAGATGGAGAAAGGTTAGACACTATAGCATACCAATTCTACAGTGATGTAACATATGATTGGGTGATAGCAATAACAAATAAGCTAGTCAATCCTGGATATGATCTGCCATTAGGTGATAATGCTTTAAGGACTTACATTGAAGAGAAGTATGGTGACGATGCATACAGTGGCATCCATCACTACGAAACAGAAGAAGTGAAAGACATCAATGGTGCTGTACTACAACCTCTTGGTCTTGTAGTAGATGAAAAGTATCACACATCACAACATGAATTTAATAATGGAGCAGGTGTTGTCAGTCTGCCTGGTTCACAGATATCAACAGCAATAACAAATTATGATCATGAAGTGAAAGAAAATGAGAAGCATCGAGAAATATATTTACTCAAACCAGATCTACTACACGTATTTGTAAGCAATTTCAAAAAGTCTAACAAATACACAGACTCTACTGATTATGTCAGTACTACATTAAAGAAAACTAACTCAACTATATGATATTCTGGATTGGATTTTTTGTGATGGTATTTAATGAAGGGTTCGTTATCATGCGACACCAGTCTAAATTCTTTGCACAAT